GCCGGCATCTATTTTGTATTTGCCTTGACCTGAAGTGGCTGGAGTTGATCCAAGCGCACCTGCAGCAATCAAACCAAAACCTTGTTCGTTTCTATTTGCCATAGTTGTTTCTCCTTATGTACCTGCCCCAAGGGGCCTCCAGTACGATTGATTTAATTCAGTGATTTAAAAATTACTTTTTAGTACCACCGAAGGTTACACGAGATTGTCTATCAACATTGATAGGCATCCTCTTATCTTGCTCCCTCATAAGGTCGTTGTTTACGGCTTCGTTACGTTCTTTATGTCTTTCAGACATATACTGTTGACGTTGCTGTGCGATCTCTTCAGGTACCTTCGCAAGAAGAAGGCCTCCAACCCCAATCACTCCCTTGTATTTACCTTCATCAAGTACGGGATAGTCGTCTGAGTTTTCAACTTCTTCAGCCCTCACTAGTTCATAACCTTCTCTTAATCTTCCGGTTATATTTTTAGTGTCCTGAAAGCCTACAACTTCAGCTCTTATCCATCTATACCTGAATCCATCAGGTGCAGGGGGTGCATCTAGAGATGATGGTGGAACCCAAACTTTTGGTCTTTCAGTTTTAGACCTAGTTGAATTCGCACGAGAAGTGTTTTTATTTTCATTTTCCATTTTACGCTCCTTCCGTGAGTTTTATTTGTTTTGCGTATTCTTCAAGTGGCACTCCTAATTTTTTAGCTATCGCTACTTGTGATGAAGTGAGTCTCACAGTTTTTCTGCCTTGTCTAGTTGTTGAACGATTGACAGAAGCAACTTTTTGCGTCGGTTTAGACGTTTGTGATTCTCTTTTATCAAATTTCTGGGGAAATTCAAGTCTTATTCTTTTATCAACTTCCGCATAATATTCATCAGTTTGAGGATCAAAACCTTCTCTTTCTACTAAATCCTTATGTATTTCAAAGGCTGTAAATGTCATGGCTCTGTTTTTTCCAAACCATGAGTTACTACTAGCCCAATCTTCAGCTCTAGGATCTGGAGAAGGTAAGCTATTTGGTGTGCTACTTGGAAGATTATCTGCATCAGATAATTTAGGTGCAGGTTCTTCTTTTGTTATTGATTGTTGTTCTTTTAAAGCATTAAGTCTAGCTTCATCAATTGATAAAGCAGCAACTTTTTTCTGTGCTTCTATTTGTGCAACGGCATCTGAAGTTTCAATTGCATTTGCAAGTTCTTTCTGCGCAGATTCTAAACCAGATTGTACTCTAGTTTCAAACTGTTTAACATAATCTTCATTTACTTTTGTAAATTTAGTTTCAACAGTTTGTCTTTTTGCTTCAACAGCTTTTGCATAGTCTAAGGCAGCTTTTTCTCTTCGCTCTGCTTCTCTCATTTTACGAGTAAGTTTTGCAATACGAGATTGAACTCCTTTACTATAATCTTCTAATTGTTCATCATCCTTTTTTTCTGTTTCTTCTTGTACTTGTCCACCTTCTTCTAACTTTGTTTCTCTTTCATTTTCATATGTTTTATCTGTTTCTTCGTTTGAAATTTCCGTTTCAACAACGGCTTCGTCTTTTACTTCTTCAATAGAAACTTCTGCATCGGGACCCGATGTATCTATATCTACTGTCTTTTTTTGTTCTTCTGTGTCTGGCATAGTTACTCCTTCCTATGTTTAGAACTCATGCAAGATGTCCTCTGGACTATCAATTGTTGCTAACACTTCATCGTCGTTTAGCAGACGAATCTCCCCACCTTCTATCTTGATCCGTGATCCGGCGTAACGTGCAAACATTACCCAATCATTGACCTTGCACCATGGACCTTCAGGATATCTCTCCTTATCCTTATAACATTGAGGACCCATAGCTAAAACCAAACCACATTGAGAAGCAACTTGTTGCTTTTCTAAAGTAGTTTCGGCTAATACTAATCCACCTTTAGTTTTCTCTTTCATTTTAAAAGGTAAAACCATTATTCTCCAACCCGTAGGTTGTGGAATTTTTCCTTCTTCTTTTTCTTTTTCTTTTTTCTCTGATTTTTTTACACCAATAAGATCATTGTTTGGTGTTAATATCGATGACTGTTCCTTCATTATGCTCCTTATCGTTTAGCAGGTTAGAGATTTCCTGACGCACTGATTCCAGTGCATTGATTTGTCCTATTATATACTTGTAATTTTCCATACTGTCAACCCCTCCGGATGTTACAGATATAGATAATGATTCTATTCTTGAATTTAAGTATCTTAAGGTTTTATTTATTACTGTTTCTAATTGCACTAAGCACCCACTTTCTTCATAGCTTTTTTGTGGCTTTTTGAAAATGAAATTCCTTTTTTCATGTCTTTTTTCATACTAGCCATATGCTTTGAAGAATGATGTTTACTATGTTTTTTTAAAGTTTCTTTTTGTTTTTTAGTTATTTCTTTTAACACTTCCATCTCCTTCTTGCCTGACGGATTCGTGAGTTTGGATCATTACGTGTTTTAGCTGATGAGTTTCTTAATTGACCTGCGCTTCTTGCACAGTACGACTTACGTCGGTTTGCAGCTTTAGACCCTTTTTTCACTTTACCAGTCACGGCTGTTTTTAATTTACTTCCAGGGTTTGCAGCCCTGTAAGCTTTTACACCTTTAGCTGTCATTCCAGCTCCAGATTTTGTTTTTCTATAATTAGCACCCTTACCTGTAGTAGTTTTTCTTATAGGGTTTTCTTTTTTTCTCATGTAAATGTTTTTACGTTAGTTGGTTTACCGCCAGGATTACCTGCTGCTCTTTTTCGTTTGACAGCACTCGCCTTTTGCGAGCTTGACATCCGTGTGGCTTTTGCAAGTGGGACGCATTTCGGATATTTCCTTTTCGATCCTTTGCTTCTCCCGCAAGGTTGGTATTTCCCGTTTTTCTTCGGTGCTCCAATGTCTACCCATTTCTCGGCTACCCATTTTCTTAATCCACCTCCTTCTGCAAAGTTTTTACGCACAACTCATTCTCTTTCGTCTAGCTAAACCACCTACACGAAAATTTTGTTTTATTAATCCACCAGAAGCTTTTTTATCTTTTTTACCACCTGGTGTAATTTTACCTGAACAAACTCCTGAAGCATACATGTTCGCGTACGCAGAAGGGTAAACTTTAAATTTTCTTTTAGCGGCTGCTTTGCCTTTTGCACAAAGTTTAGCCATTAGGTTGTTGCTGTTTGTTTTGCTCTTGTAAAGTTAGCTTTAGTAGGTGCACCTTTAGATCCAACTTTTCTCATTTTTTCACCTGAACCAGCTTTGATTCTAGCTTTTTTGGCTGCGATGTTAGCATAAAGACCGGGTCTACCACCATTACTATAATTTGCTCTTTTGCTTCTACCTTTAATTTCTTTTCCTGGCATTATGCTTTACCTTTAGTTTTTGGAATTACACCTTTAGCCATTAAAATATCTTTTTGTGTAATTTTACCATCACCAGAATGATCTGGAAAAGATTTTTTCTTTTTAATTTTTTTCTTGATTGCTTTACTTGCTTTTGGGTTTGAAGAACCTGCTTTATACATCATTCTATTTGTCATTCCGCCACCCATCATTTTTTTTCTCATTATTTTTTTCCTCCTTTAAATATTTGTGTACCCTTTATACCATAAATGCTCGCAACGACAAGGATCCAAAGATTTGTGAACCATTTTGGGAGCTCCGAGAACATGTCAAAAAACAGTTTTACCTTGTCCATCGCTGTCGGATCATCACTTACGACCGCCCAGGCCAAAATTGCTATGGGCAAACTTAAAATTATCAAAACGGCCTCGTCCTTCCAGTCCGATTGACGTGCTTCTAATAGTTTTCCTTGGTAAGCTTCTTTTCCTTCGGCCATACGAGACGCATGCATCAATTGTGCGTCTGACATTGCCATTTTAGTCTTCTGTTTGTTAGCGTAAATTTTACTTCCAGCAGAAACGGCTAATTTAATTGCCTGAAACCACATATTAGTACCAAGTAGCTGTTTTTTTCTTGTCAGTTAACATTCTTTTAGTTCCTCTAACTTTTTCTTTATCTCCTGTAGGAAGATAATTGAAAGAACCATCAGCAGTAGTCTTAGATCTTGGATCTATCTCTACATTTTGACTAGGAACGCTAACATCTTTTGATTTTTTGTAATTTATCATATTTTTTACCTTTATTAATTTATATTAGTATTATTTTTTTTTGCAAGACTTACTCCAGCTCTTAATTCAGCTAAATCTTGGTTTTGTTCTAGCTTATCATCAAAAATATCTCTTGCTTGAACTAGTTTAGCTCTGTCAAGATCAGCTTTTGCTTCATCAGCTTCTTTTTTACGTTCATTTTCCATTGCTCTTAAGTCAACTTCTCTAGATTTTAATTTTAAAAGTGGATCAGAGTCAAATTGAGACGTAATTTCTTTTTCTTCTTTAGCAAAATCACTAGTTAGTTCTGCAATTAGAACTGCTTTTCTTGCTTCTATCTGTTGAGATAGTTGTTGCAGTTGTTGTTTAGCTTGTGGGTCTTGTTGAGCTTGTACTTGAAGCACTTGCATTTGTTGTAAAGGTTCTGCAAACTCTAATTCTACCTGTTCTTGTGCCATTAAACTAATATGTTCCAAAATATTTTTTTGAATTGAAGCCATAATCTGTGGATTATTTCTAACCATGTTAGTTGACATAAAAGTTAAGTGTGCTGTTATGTGAGCAGTGTGGTCTTGACCACGAAAAGCTTGAAAAGGTTTTCCACCTAAAGCATTTATGTGTTCTAAACTTGGATCTATAGGTTGTACAGGAGCAGGAGGAGGTAAAACTTGATCAATATTTTTTACACCTAACGCTTCGTACATTTTTCTGTAAGCTTGATACAAGTTATGCAATTGTGGTTGTGATGTTGCAAGTTGTAATTCTGTTTGAGCCATTGTAATTCTTTGTGCCATTGAAAATATATTTGGATCTGCAACAGGTAAAATATCTACTCTATCATCAAAATCCATTTGTTTAATTTCTCTTCTACCACCAACAACATCGAAAGGATAAACAGGAGGTAAATAAGTTTTAAAAACTTTTGCTAGTAATCTAAATTCTTGTTTCATACCTGAGTATAATCTTTTGTGTATTGCAGACATAACACGTGAACCACGTTCAAGAAGTGCAACAGTTGTCCCAACTGCAGCGCCTTGGTTTCCTTCTCCAACTTGCATATCAGCAATAGCTGCAAATCTTTGACCTGCTTGTACTACGATACCCATTAATTGTAATAAAGTAGCTGAAGGTTCTTTGTAAGGAAGAGTCATAAATGCATCTCTTAAATTACCACCGGGTGCATCTACATCTCTAAATTCACCTGGTTGTAAAGGTGCTGCTTCATCTCTTACTCTTATACCTCTTTGTTTAAATCCAGCTGGCAGATTAGAAAGCGTTCCCGCATCTAATAACTGTCTCAAAGCTGCGGTTGCTGTTCTAGACAGTCCACCAATCATGTGGATTAAACCAAAACCATAAAAGCCTAAACCTGGTAAAAATTTAAAATGTACAAAATATTGAATTTTATTTTTTTTTGGATCGTCTGGCTCAAAGTTTCTTCTAATAGATAAAACTTCTCTCGAAGTTTCGTCAATAGTTACAATATAAGGTAATTTAATTCCTGTCTCATTTAATTCTTCATCTTTATCTTCAAAACCTTCTAAATCTAAATTAACGTGACATTCTAATAAAGTATAAACTGTTTCTTGTTTACCTGTTTTTTTAGTTCCTTCCAATTCTCTTTCTTTAGATTCAACTTCATCTTTCATTACACTTTGTGGTTTTTGTAATTCTATGTCAGAATAAAAACCAGCAACTTGTTGTTTTCTTAAATCATTTTCTGATATTTTAAGTGTTTGAATAATCGCTTCCGCATCGTCTAATGAGGTAGCAGAATACGGAACGACTAAATCATCTGCTGGAACAAACTTTGATACAGCTCGTCCTAGTAAATCGTCATAATAAATTTTTTTAAATGTAGAACCTGCAAGTGGTAAATGAAATAACATTTGATCAAATTCTGGTTCATATTCATTCATTTTTTCCATCAACTCGTAGTTCATATAATCTTTAACACGTTGTGCTTGAGACTCTTTGTTTTGATCCGGGTTACCAACTACTTGAGTTCTAACAGGTCCTTCAGCAGGTAATAATTCTTTATAAGCTCCAGCTTGAAATTGTGTGACAGCTTCAGCAAGTACAGGATGAGTTGCACCACTTGCTCCTTGAAAAGGTTCTGATCTATTTTCATATTTAAAACCAAGTAGTTCTAAACCTGTTGTGTAAGCTTGTTCCCAATCTTTTCTAGAAGATTTATAGTCCATATAATTTTCGGTCAATTCACTTCCTATTGGATCTAAAATATCTTCCGGTAATAATTCAGCTAGATTATCAAAATGTCCTTGTTGACCTTCTATGTTTACTTTGCTTGGGTCAAAGTTAATTTCTACACTACCATCTTCTTGTGGATTAACTTCTACAGGTTCTTCAGAAGCTTCTATTTCCTTCTGTTCTGCAATTTCTATTTCTTCTTCGGGATCAACCGTTATTGATGTCTTTACGTTTGGTAAAGACTTGTCTATGTCTGCCATTTATTTTCTCCTGTGTATTTGACACTTTAACTTGTTTTAGAGGAACATTCAACCCCTGTGGATTAGGCCCTCTTTTAGGTGGTATTGTTGTAGTTAATTTTTTCATTTTCCAAATTCCGCTATGTTATCTTCAAACATAGTGCCTTCTTCAATAATGTCATCGGAAATACCTGCTGACTCATCAACGACTTCTCCTGCATATTCTCTATCACTTCTTATTAAAGCTGTACCTTCTTCATACTCATCTGGAGGAGTTTTACCTTCAGTTAGTTCATCAACTTGACCTTTTCCAGGTTTATAACTCATGTAAGCTTCTTCAGTTAAAGGGTTACCATAGTAACTAGCTGAGTCATCATCAAGCACTTTATATCTTTGAATTGTCTGTTCACCTGTCATTAAATCTTCAGTTAATGTGTAATCTTTATAATTTGTAACAATTTGTCTTTCAGCTAGAGATTGTGTTTGAGTCACATCCTCTCCCATTGTTTTAATTTTCTTAACAAGATTTAAAAAGTAGGGAGGTGCTCCACTTGTTGTTGCTGCTTCTTTTGTAGCTTTTTCTACAACTTTAGTTGTTGTTGCAAGTTCATCTCCAAAGCCTAACATTTTAGCAATAACAACTGCACTACCTGCACCTGTTGCTTTTAAAAAATCTCTACGTGTTAAATTCTGTGTTGATAATACTTCATCAATTTCTTTATCCATAACTTCTTTTGTCGTATCATTAACTGGTAGCTTTCTATTCTTAGCATATGATTTTAAAAGTTTTAGACCAGGAAATATAGGTGCTGTAAGTTCTGCACCAAGAGTTACTTGATCAGCTAATACTTTAGGACCAACCGTTGATCTTCTATCTTTTTGTTTTTGTTCTTCTGATCTAATTAAATCTGCTAATCCTGTTTTTTCTGTAATAACTTTTGTACCTTCTGTTCCAACTAAATTATCTAAGAACTCAGAAAAGATTCCTGTACCTTTAATGTTAGATGGCATTACATCTGTATAGTCTTGAACATAACCTTGACCCGTGCCGCCTGTAACTTTGAACGCAGGTCTTTGTATAAGATCCGCGGTCAACTGACCAAGTGCTGGTAAAACTCTTGCACCAAACTCACCAATTCTAACACCAGTCTCTGCTAATCTATCTCCGTAGTATGCGTAGTTTCTTGGATCAATCATATCATTTACTAACGCAACAGGGTTCATGGTTTCTCTGTAGCTATCTGCTTTTGGTAATTCAGCATCAGGGTTCAATAAAAAATATTCTAGTTCTTTTGCAAAGTCATCGTCAGCACCGACTGCACCGCCGCCGTTAAAACCAATTCTTGGCATTGGAGATAATTCAATAGATCCTCCGGATGCTTTTTTAATTTTTCCACTACTAATTTTTTTACTAGATAGTTCATCAACAAGAGATTGTATGTCTTCTCGTTCAACACCAGATTTTTGATAAAAATATTGTAGATAATCAATCATTTGATTTTTC